CTTACCAGTAGGCTAGGTTTCCCTAGCCCACCAGTCAATCAACTAGAGAGCAGCGATTGAGGAACCAGATGTGATTCGGAACAACGCCTCATCACGGTAGACAGCGAAGCCGAGTACGCCGTACCAGCCCATTGGGCGGAAACGCATCAACTTGTCCGTCACGTTACCGATGACGACGTGTGGCTCTTCAGCAACAGCCTCAGCCATTGCCTGTGCACCACAGACGATTGTGTTGAATACACGGGTTACTGGAGTAACCTGAACGGCAGCAGTTGTTGCTACCGCAGTGGTGTTGGCAACGTCAACAGTGAAAATGACGTTAGCTCCAGAGCTAGCAATCGAAGTAATCTTCGCGCCAGTTCCCATACCGGTTGCGGTAATCTTGTCGCCAACCTCAGCACGAGTTGCGATGACTGCCGAAGAAGCAACACCAACGGTGAAGCCTCCGGAAGTACCAGCAACGGTTACTGCGGTGGTAGCGAGAGGAGTCTGGTCAGCGCCTTCCTTGGCGTTGTAGAGACGTGGCGACTCGATGAAGAATGCGCCTTCGTACTCACCAATCTCACCAGCCCAGATGTTGTTGACGGCTGGGTTGCTCTGTGCGTGGACGAAGTTCCAACCAAGGTTGCCCGACTCAGCACGGAGGTCGTGAGAGACCTCAGGGTGAATTCCGGTCCAGTACATCGAGCCTCGGCGAGCCTTAGCCTTGTTGGAGCGGAGCTTAGCAACTGCACGGCGGATGTCGGCAGAGTCAATCGTGTCAGCAGCATCGACGTTAGCAACAGCAGTTGCGTTGCCTGCGAAGATGTTGTTGGAACCGGAGCGGAGGGTCGTCATCGCAACGGTGTCGATGGAGTCAGCGAGGTTGTAAGCAATGATGTTTGCAATCGCTGGGTCGACATCTGCGAGCGAGAAGAGCTCGAGTGCTCGGGTTACGAGAACTGCATTACCATACTCGTTGAGAGTGATGGTGACGGAGTTCGGGGTTGAGAGAGCAACTGCATCTGGGTCCGTTGTTTCGGTCAGTGTGCCGGTTGCTTGGTCAAGGTCGACGTACTTCTGGAGTACGACAGTTGAACCTGGGAATGCTTGGCGTGCAGGACGCTTATCTGCAACAGAACGGATAAGTGGTTCTGAGCGGAGAGCGAATTCAAGAAGGCGGTCATACGCCTTTTGAACTAGACCTGCACCACCAACGGAACCTCCGAGAGAGGAGGCACCTGTGTCGGTATATGCGTTAGGCAATTTAGTCTCCTATGACTATGAACGGTTATTGTTGTGAACGCAGAAGACTTATGATTTCCTCGGCTGAGGAAGCATTGTTGAGCCTATGCTCAAAATCTTCTGCTTTGTCGGGAGTAACTGCAGACTGCGTGAGGACATCCTGCTGGCGTAATGCAGCAAGGTCATTGCCATCTACTTTTGACTCTTGAGCCTGGAATCCAAAGAGGTCTCCGTTATCATCGAGCCAGCTTGATACTGACTCCTCGTTGACGTCCTCTATATCTTTCAGGATAAGTCGTGCAGCCTTTGGGTTTACACCCTTTTTCTCTAGGACTTGACGGACAGTAGACTCTTTCTTCTCTTTGAGGAAACCATCAAGTTGCTCTGATAGTTCCTTGATGCGCTTCTCGTCGGCTCTTTTGGCTTTCCTTAGTTTCTTGACCAAGTCATTGCCGTCGCCTTCGTTTACATCGAGGTCGTCTTCTTCGTCTTCCCAGTAGTTGTTGCTCATAGCAACTCGCCACCCTTTCGTTTGTTTGTTTGCGTAAGCCTCGGGTTCCATTAGGGGGAATGGTCCGGCTCTTACTACCAGTCTCTTACACCAACGGGGCTGGTCGGTCCGTTAGGATTCTATTTAGAAAGCGCGATTAGCTCTGCGCTGTGATGCTAGTCCTGGCTGCGCCATACCTGAGCGTGCTTGGAATCTAGCTATTTCTTCTTCTGCCAACTGTTGAAGTCTTTCAGTCTCTGATGCTCGTCCGAGTACAAGTGCTTGTTCCACACCAGTCTGTCCGATGCTTGGAGTCCTAGAGATACCAGCGAGCTTCTGCTCGACTGGTGCTGCTTGACGTACTTTGGCAAAGGCTGGAAGAGCTGAGCCGTATGTGACTCCAGCTCTAGCAAACTCTTGTGCTCTTTCACGAGTTACTCCGCCTGGGATAGCGCCTGCGCCAAGGGCTCCAATGCCCTGTTGCTCGGCTGCTGCAAGAACCTCAAGCCCTGCCAACTCGTCGACCAACTGCTGTGTTCCACGCTCACCGAGAAGCAATGTTCTGGCAAGAGTTCCTCTGTCGACAGTCGGGAAGTAGCGACCAAGAGTGTCCTTGATTGATTGAGGAGCTAGGTCAATACGTGAGAATACTCGATTGATTCTGTCGCCAACTTGGCTTACAGAAAGTCCCTTACCAAGAATCTGTGAGATTCCCTCGCTGTTAGCCATATCGCCAAGGTTTGCCTGTGTCAAAAGGTCTGCGACCTGAGCCTCTGAACGAACATACTCAGCAATCGTTGGAACGATAACTGGTCTTCCTGCAGCCTTGAGGTCTTCGATAGCAAAGATTCCCTTGAAGCGGTCAGCGAAAGGCTTGAGCTTTGGATTGGTCCGTGCCTCACGAAGAGACAAGTTCAAGGCTTCTGGAATCTGTATGCCAGTCTTATAGAAGCCAGAAACCACATCGTAAAGTGAATCCATCCAACCTGCGCCCATATCAGACTCGGGGAAGAATTGACCAAGAACCCTGACGAACTCATTACGGGCAAGAGTTGGACCAGTTGCAGCTGGAGTTGATGGGGTCATCGTGACGACGCCAGTAGGGCTCACTGCTACATTCTGACCTGCTACGCCACCGGGGCTTCGGAATCCCGTAACTGTCGGTAGCTCATACTCTTGAACTGGTGGCTCATAGAGGATGCCTCCAGTACCAGATATGGTACCAGCCATAGGACCATCAGCAATGACCTGCACAGTATTGCCGTATCGGTCTGTCCTGGTTACAGTTCTTTCGGCTCCAGAAATCTGTGATGCTGCAACAGCTTCGGCTGTCTTAGTAGCTTGCTCTTGGACTACAGGTGCTGGCTTTGCAGCTGGCGCAGGAGCAGTAGGAGCTGCTGCAGAGATTTGCTTGCCAGCATTGACTGCTTGTTGCATAGCCTGATAGCGCAGTGTTGCAAGGTCGTTTGCGTCTGCAGCTTGAGACTTTTTCTTTTTAGCCATTTACACTCCCCAACCCATAGCCTTAGCAAGCCCGAGAGCTGCTTCTTGAGCCTTGCTGATTGCTTCTGGTGTTGATTCATACTCAGCTTGGTTGACAGCCCATAGCTGTGCATCATAGTTTGTCTTTGGAGGTTCTTTGCCAACAATGCCATCTGGTCTAATCAGCTGGTCGATTCTTGGGTCACTAATATCAATGGTGTTTGGGTCTACATTCCACGTCTTAGCAATGGTATTGATAATCGGGCTAACAGCCTGACGTACAGTAAGACCAGGAGTTGCACGGAGTCGTTCAGCAAGCTGTGGATAATTCCTAGCTGCCATCTCTGCAAAGTCCTTCTGGATTGCCTGGAGGTCTTTTTCCCCTGTGGATAGGTCAAGGCTAAGCTGGTTTACCTCAAGGTCACTCAGGTCAATTCCATTGTCCTTGAGAAGCTTTTGGATTCCAGATGCCTGATTGATGACGGCAGTTGGGATGGTTGTTGGGTCTCCCAGGTTGACCTTAGCCCAGATGTAGTTCTGTGCAAAGTCCTTAGCATTGAAGACTGCTGGGGTAGTGATGGTTTCGACGCCACCACCAGAGACCTGACGGGTTACCTGCTTGCCACCAGCCTGCGCTTGCTCATTGATTTTCTTGAGAAAGTCTGCTCTGTCTTCTTCAGTCAGAAGGTCAACGTTGAACCCGATGGATTCAGAAATCTGATTGAGGAGGGCATCGGCTGTGACTCTGTCATATTGCGTGTAGCTGACTTGTTGGTTGGCAAGGTCCGGGGCGTTCTGGGTCATAATGCCCAGGATTTGCCAAGGGGTGTCCTTCTTGCCTTCCTTGTAGGAAGCTACTGCACCATCAACGATGGCATTGAAAAGGGTGCGACGAGCTGCGTCAGTTGGCACCTTGTTCTGAACCCGGATGAGGTATTCAGTGAGAGCAATCTGTGCATCAGCGGAAAGCTTTGCAAAGCTTTTCTTGACAGTAGAGGCTTCCTTGCGAACCAGGTTACCTTCTTTGTCTGGCATCCAGAGGTAAGTCTTTTCCTTGCCCTTGCCACCAAAATCTACGGTAACTTCTGGAGGAGGCGGAAGGCTCGTCTTTCTATACCTAGTCAAGTTTTACCTCTCTCAACGTGTCATTCTCAAAATATCGGTCAATCAAGCTGACAAGCTTTGGATTAGCTGTGTCAATGAGACTTGCAACATATGCTTGCCAAGAATTGATGACGTCGCTCTTGTATCCCGTAGGGGCATCCTTGAGCAGATTTACAAAATCACTTCTATACTTTAGGAAGGCTCGAACATCAACCCAGTACTGGCTGTTTCCGTGCTTATCCATAAACTTCTTGTCGAAGACAATCTGGTTCAATCCCCAGGCATACTGGTACGCATAGTCTTCACGCTTGTTACGGTTGTACTCGAAAAGCCACTGCGGTGAGTACTCGCCTAGTTGCTTTGCATAGTTTTGCAAGAGCTGGCGAAGTTCCTCAACTGAGGCGTAGCTAGCATAATCTTTATCTCGTGCTACTTCGTTGAGAACCTTCTTGTAATCCGAGTAAGCCTTCCAGACACGAGATACCTCGATGTCTCTCTCAACATCTGCAACACTCTTGGCTGGCAGATTGAGGACCGTGCCATCAGGCAGGGTTGTCCCTGGTCGATTGAGGATTCGGGCAATGTTGGGGTCAGACTCTGCGCCCTGAAGGTCAGAGGTTATGAGCCCAATAAGGTTCTTGTTACGGCTTCCCAGCTTGTTGGCTAGGTAGTCAAAGTCTTCCCAGACTCGTTTATAGCCTTCAACCGTAGGTACGACATAGGTTGCCTTTGGCTTTACCTTAGCGCCATAGTTGAGGCGCTCCATTGGAAACTCGACTCCGCCAGTAATAGGAGCAATGCGAGCATTCATATCCTGCTCAGCAGCAGCCTTGGCTTCCCTATCGTTCATACCCTGCATCTTGTACTTTTCTGTCGCAAGACGGAAGTATGTCGAGAAGATATTATCTGGTCGAGCATCCACAACAGCAGGGGTTCCAAGAGGAGAAGCAAACTGCCAAAGTGCCTTTTCAAGATACTTCTTGCTGGCTTGCTTACGGACAGTGTTTTCTGTTGGAGACTTGCCAAGACCCATTTCGTATAGGGTCATTTGATAGTTCCACTCGGAAATGTATGAGTCAAACCATTCTTTCTTAGATTCATCTCCGTTTAGATAAGTGATGAAGTTTCTTGCCCAGGCTGGGGTAAAGGTCTGTAATGCAGACTTGCCAAGGTCGGTCTCGATTCCGTATGGGAACAGTTCGTTATATGACTGACCAGGAATCTGACCAAATGTTTTGTCGATGACTTCTTTGAGAACTTTATCGTTACCAGGCTTCATACTGAGAACCTGACCCACAGCAATCGGAAATGCGTAGGATGGTCCTGGTAGGTTAGCCAAGAAGTTGAGCGCTCTGGTTCCCACCATAATTCCACGCCCCTGCTTGAGACCAAGTTCCTTGGTTCCCGGAACGATGAGATACTGCGCCTCTAGTGGGTCCTCAACTGGATTGCCATATTGGTCAACTCCAAAGCTGTTGAAGACTCCGTAGTAGCTGTTGAGGAAGCCAGCCATACGCTGAGGAGACTTGGCAGCAAATCGAGTGTAACGATACAAACCGCTAGCTGCTGCAGCGGGGAAAGAGAACAGTGTTCGAGCTGCATACAGTGCACGATTCTGGCGACGAATGGAATAGAAAGTTTTTTCTGCTTCCTTGACCATCTCGATGGCTGCAGCCTGACGTACTGAGTTCACTGTTGCTGTTGTAATTTCATAGCCTTGGCTAGCTAACAGTTCAAGCTTTTCAATGGTTCGCTGCTTGAACTCAGCGCTACCCCACGCCCATCGGATTGCATTTTCAGGAGCAGCAATTCCAGTCCACGCCTTTGCAGTGGCTCTGTCGATGGCATCAAGCCAGTTCTTAGCTTGTTCAATCGGGGTTGCGTACTTGTTCTCAAGTGGGTTGATTGGAGTAAGCTCATCGAGCTTGTCTCCCAAAAGCTGAGCCAATCGGTTCCCACGAACTTCGCTAGATGCTGCGTAAGCCTTAGCCTCAAGTGTAGGCAGGTATCGGTTGACGTAAGAAATCTGGTCATCAATGATGTCGATGATGTCGCTTGGGTCTCTTCCAAAGTCATTGGCATAGGACCTGCCAGCACGTTGCATTCCCCAGGTCTGAATGATTTCATCACGACTGCGACCAGCAAGAATCTGGTCTACAAGAACATCGCCACGCATATAGTTATTGACTACATATGCAAGTTCATCAAAGTAGAGCGGGTCAGTAACATCGGTAATGCGGTTAGGTGAACGACGCCCAAGAATCTGAGTCCTAGTTGCGAATGTCTTGTCCCCAAGGATTTCCAATTCACGGGTATGTCGGTTAGAAATTTCAGCCTTATAGGAGGTTCCTAAGTGATTCTCGCTTTCAAGACGAGGAATGTTGATGGTCTGTCCATTGGACATCACATAACCTTCTTCTTCTTGACGTCCCCTGCGACGAATCCTGGTGTTGTCAACAACGGACCACTCATCAGCCAAAGCCTTGCGGGATGGACCCATCTCGGTAAGGATTCTGTCGATGTCGTCGTATGCCTTCTTGACGCCAGCATCCAGTTTGTTGAGGTCAGGGGCTAGAGTGTTGATGTCTTGCGCTGCCCTTGCGATAGCAAGTTCTGCACTACGAATATCGCTACCCAGCCTTGGGTCTTTGAGAGACTTGAGATACTGAACTCGACGAGTCAGACCATAAAGGGTTGGAACTTCCTCCCGCTGAAGACCGAACTCACGTGCCCGTCGGCGCATCTTTTCTTCAAGATTAGCAACAAGACGCTCAGCTGCTCGTAGGTCAGCTTTGACCACTTCTGAGTTATCACGCCTTGCGACAGGAGAGCGGGCTGCAGGATTGAGAAAATACTCTATCCATTCAGCAGTAGCGTTATCTACAATGTCCACAGCGTTTTCATATTGCTGTGTATACATACCGTATTCTTCTTTGAGGGCTTTCTTGCGAGCTGCACTCTTGATGTTAGCCCTATTGACCAGCGCATTGAAGCGTTGCTGGTTATTGAAGATTGTGTTCTTGGCAAAAGTCTTAGCACTGTCAGCAAGGAACTTTGAGCCTTGAGACATAAGTGCTGCGTTCAATGGCTCAAAGATAGAGTTCTTTGGGATGTACGCTGGACGCACAAGCTGTGCAAATGAGAACGTCTTATTACCGAACTCAAAGAGCCCACGTCCCACATCAGTAAAAATGTTACTTCGTGGGTTGAAAGCACCGTTGACGCGTGAAGCCTCACGGACAATCTTGCCCATAGGAATTAGCGGTGTTGCATCAGCCAACTGACGCTGGGTTTGTGGGGAAACCACCACCTTGACTCCACTTGGGTCCATTGCATAGGAGTCACGCTTGAGGTCTCCGTGATAACTCCTAAGAGACTCTTGTACTTCGTCGATAAAAGACTTAGCCTGTACCCTGCTAAGACCCATAGTAGAGAGAATATCAAGGGCTGCTTCTTCGTTCATACGCTGGAAGAAACCAGCTCGTGCCCCGTCTGTTTCTTGCTTGAGAAATTCGTCAATAAGATTGCGACGATACTCAGCTGCGGTAATTGTTGTCCCATCAGAAAGAGAAATTTGATTGCCACCGCGCCGGAATAGTGGGATGTCATCTAGCCACGCATTGATTTCCTCGATAGCATCAGATGGTCTAAGACCTGAATGGCTGACGATTCCGCGAGGAAGCTTGCTTCCGGTAAAGTGAATGAGGGCTGTGGCTGCACCACCGCGACGTCCACTACCAATAAGGGTAGAAACAACGCCACCTACATTGCTGTAATCACGAACTTCTGTGGCTGTCTTGAACTTCTGTTTTACACCACGAAGCTTGATAAAAGCTTCACGACCAATAACAGGCTCCATAGGTACATATGTCGTACCTAGAACCCTTGGCTCTGGCAAGAACTTGCCGGTAAGCGGGTCATACCTATCGGTCATAAAGGCATTGAAAAGCTTCTCTGACTCTGGGTTCTTTGCAATAGCATCATCAAATGCCTTGCTCCAGCGCTCTTTGACTTCAGTGTTATAGGAGCGGTACTTGCCAGTCTGTGCAAAATCGGCAGCGATTTCATCTGCTGCATTTGACACATACCACAAATCATCTGCCTTGTTGGCATTCATAATGCGACCAATAGCAGGACCATAGCCTTTGTCAGCCAGAAGTAAATCCCTTACAAATGCTGGGTCCTTGGTCTCAAGCGCTATCGTGGATAGACGCGAGTTGTTGGTATGTGGCTTGAGGATATTTTTGATTTCAATAATGTCATCAGACGCTGCAATCTTCTCAATATCGGAACCAAAGACAGTCTTTGTTCTACCTGAGATGTGGTCATCTGCCAGCTTTTCAAGCTTGACCAGTGCATCAACATCGTAAACGTTGAGCCTATTGCTCAGTCCTGCAGCACGAGCAGATGCCTTGAGAGCCGATACGGCTCCAGCTGTAGCTCCGAATATTGCAACGTTACCGATAACTGCATCTGTAAGACCAGTCATCCATCGACCAGTGGTATTGTCCACAAAGTTCTTTTGGATGTCTTCGTCATTCCACAGATTGACACGGTCAATATCAACTCCGCCACTTTCAAGGATGGCATCAGATATTCCAGTGACGTGGAATGGGTTGAGGTAAGACTTAGTAAGGGCTACACCGAGAGATACGTCCTTGGTTCGGTTGTAGGCGGTTTGAATATCATCAATCTGCAGACCCTTGCCATATGGACCATCCTCAAAGAGGGGGCTTTCTGGGTCAGTAAGCAGCGCAGCGGTACCGATAGGACGCTTGACGACAGGCTCAAAGACGTACTTTTCGGCAGCAACTGCCGTCTGAAGTAGTGGGTCAAGTGGAACAACAGCCTCTTGTGCTGTCTCCTTGTTGTATTGAGAAAGACCATCACGAAGCTTTGAGTTGAGTTCTACGCCCAAGTCACGCTCAAGCTGTGCCCCAACGCGAGATGTACCAATCTGTGCACCAGCACCAGCGACAAGTCCACCAGGACCTCCACCAAACTGTATGCCTACACCCTTGAGTGGTTCAGTAACACCGCTAGCAAGAAACTTTGCGACAGGGACAACCTTCTCCACAACGGGTTCAACGACTGGAGCGACAATCTTTCCAGCCTTGATAGCGGCATCCTGGACTTGCTTTGAAGCAAGAATGTTTCCACCAGGGATTGCTCCTATAAGAAGTTCTTTGAACTTATCCCAAAAAGCCATTTAGAACTCCACATAATCTTGGTTGAATCGTGTGGGCTCTCCGCCCTTGACATCTTGCCCGGTGATTTCTCGGATGAAGTTATCTCTATCTGTTGGAGATTCCCAAGGAACCATCGACAGCATAAATGCGACACCGAAGTTGTCGTAACCCAGTGAGTTACCGAACTTATCGAGATGGTCGAAGAACGTATTCTCCTGCCATCGCATTACATCACCTCTCTAAGGAGGGCGTTTATCATTCGCTTGTAAGAATCAGGAGCTCCTGGCATACGTGCTGCGTTGAGCAGGTCTGGCATATAGCGCTTGACCAGGTCTACGTTCTCAATAGTACGGTTATCCTGCTGGAATCGTGGGGGCAAAGCCTCGCTTCCACGTCCTGCACCGAAGTCAACACCGTCTGAAATCGGTAAATACTCTGTTGGCTCAGCATCAAGTGGCTGAACCTGGGACATCAACTCAGCAAGACCGCCCATAGCAGGGGCTGCTGGCGTCTCTGGTGTTGGGTTGGCTGCACTTGCTGTGCTTGCGACGTTGCCACCTGCGCTCATTTGTTCTGCCAAAGCCTTGTTCTCTCCTTGCGGGAATCCACTTGGTCGCAGTTGAGTAGCCTTAGCTACCTTTTCTGCGACGAACTTGCCTGATTGTCCTGCTCCACCAGTGGCAGAAACGTTTGCCGGGTTGTACTGCGGTCCCCCATTAGCGCCACCTCGAGCCATTACTTCTCCTCTGGTACATAAGAATATTCTTCAGCGGATATGAGCATTCCCTTGGCAAGCCAGGGATTCATATTCTCGCTTACATCAGTCATCAGGTATCTGGTTCCCTCAAAGTCAGACCATTCGCTGACAAGGACCCATCCTGTACAAATCTGGTTCTCTGAGTCTTCTAACTCCTCAGCAAGAACCTGTAAAGCCTTGTTCATTGCCTCAGTAAACTTGCTCACTTGTACTGAACCTCCTCATAAAATGGAGGTGCAGAGTATGCGCTCACCTTGGAAGCAATCTCCATAGCCTTGAGCGGTTCTGCGCCAGCATAAAGAGCACCTAGAGCAAAAGCTCCACCGGAACCAATGGCATAGATGTTGTCTTCATTCTTCATCACCGACAAATCCTCGTCGATGTCGAAGAGTTCACCACCACACGCCATCAGGAACTGGAATCGCATTCCGTCTTTCTTCTCCTCGTCGAAGTTGTATCCATTTTCGACTAGGCATTTGCGAAGGGATGGCATCACTTTGGTAATCATAAAGTGATACGGGTCCTTCTTGGCGCTCGCCGTAACATTCGGCGGAGTCCAGATGTTCTGTGCGATGTCGCACGGTGCTACTTCTCCTGCACCAGCGATGAGAATTGCTCCTCTGCGGGCAATCTTCTTCATCACTTGATGGGCATAGACACGCCCCGCGTCATCAACAACCCTGCTGTCTGCGACGATAAGGCTGCGGTCTGGATACTCAATGCCGATAATCGTAGTCATTGTCCCCTCCTAAGTTATCGGCGTCGAATAGTTCTCACACTTGCGTTGGCTTCACCCGTACCTGAGATACTGGATAGAAGGCTGAGGATGTCTGGAGCGCCAGCTGCCGGAGCCATTTCTGGTCCTGGAGCCGGAAGAGCGCCCTCCACTGGAGCACCTAAGGGAGCAGGGGACGGTTGCTCAACCATTTCGTTGGCAGCCCCAGCAGAGGGAACCTGTTCTGCAGGAGCGAAGATTTCTTCAATAGCATCTTCAATAGCCTTGCCCTTTTGACGGGCTTGGATAACTGCAGCAATCTTACGTACAACGTCAGAAACGTCGCCACCTTGCGTAGCCAACGCTGGGATTGCCTGTGTGTAGGCAGTCAGCGAAGCAAGCAAAGCTTGACGCATACTCTCGACTTCAATCTTCTCGAGCTCTTGGGTCACATTGACGGTGAATGGAAGCTCGCGCATAGCGAGGTCCTTGGAAATAAGTCCTCCACCGAGAGCCTGAAGCATAAAGATAAGACCTTGTGCTGGGTTCAGACCAGCGAGCATTCCGTAACGAACATCGGCAGAGTAATCGCCCTTGATGTCCTTACGTGGATTGTAGGTGATTTCGTATGGGCTACCGGAGTCAACACCACGAATGGTCTTTGGCTCTGGGAAAATCATCTCATCTACTTCAAAGCAGACGGAAATAACATCACGCAATGCGCTAGCGAAGATAGCCTGGGCGCTCTTGACCTGTGTATCGAATGCACCCATAAGTGCCTGTACACCTTGTCCGGTGACGATAGATGCGTCGATGTTTCCGGTACGACCCTCTGGGTAACGTGCACCCACACGCATTTCTTGGTTGAGCAAAGTCTGCTCAGTGAATGCGCCCTGAGGAAGGGTCAGCTCAACACGTCGTACACCGGCTGGGGAGTTGGTGCGGATGACCGCATCTCCACCAAGCATAAGCTCTTGTACGTCGGACGGCAAGACGATAGGAGCTTGGACGCTCTTCTCGGCTGCTTCCATCGCAAGAAGCGCGAAGCGGTTACGCAGGAGCTGGATGCCAATGATGTCGTCGAATTGACCACGCATCTCACCATCGACAGATGGCTTGCGTGCAACCACAATCATCATCTTGCCTAGTGGATTCTTAGCCCTGGAAAGAACCAAGTTATCCTTATCTGGCAAGTAGACAATCGACTGGTCTTTGTCGTAGTAGCGAACTAACTCAACCTGTTGGGTAAGGTCCTGCTCGTAGCGAAGCTTTCCAAGCAGTTCATACTCATACTCAGGAAATAGTGAGACGAGTTCGCCCAGCGTCATCGTATAGCGTTTGGCAAAAGCTACGCATCGTCCATAGCGGTCAAAATCCGGGTAAGCACCTATTGGGTTTTCTATGCGGATGCGAGGTAGTTTTGCTTCATCATCCAGTTCGATTACGAACGGGAGGAATCCATAGGTGATGTACCAGTCTGCTCCTTGGTACATCTGCACAGAGAGGTCAGAATGAGCAAAGTAGTTAGAGGCAATACGAGTCCTCGTATCAGCAAACTTACGAGCACGGTCAGAAACCGAGTTCGCTGCGTTGCAGTTGACCGCCGGTAGTGGCGCCATAACCTCCGAGAGGTCTCGAGCCACGACATCCACAAAGTTAGCAACGACATTTGCATCTACGCCATCTGGAAAGAAGTCAGGATAGACGCTAGCAATCTGACCCTTACGTACAGCAAGGACGTCGAGGTTGCGTGCGTCCCTGTCTGCTGCTCGGTAGCGAAGCGATTCAACTCGCGCTGCTACCTGTTCGATTGATAGTGCCATAGTTTCCTATCTGTATGTATCTTGCCATTGCTCAGCAAAGGCTTCATCAAGATTGATAGACATTCTGCGCTGTGTTTGCGACCTGGTAGCCCAGCGATTCTGGACCCACCGTTGATTCTGACTGCCTTGTTGCATCATCTCGCGGATACGGATGATGGCAAACCACAACGCCATTACGCAGTCTGTTGCGTTTCTAGTATCTGGCTTCCACGTAATCAGCTGTTGCACCAAAGCCTTGAGACCCTCAGAGCCCTCGTTGCTGGGTAGCTCTATCAGGTTGTTATCTTGAAATCTTCCATCTCGAAGGGAACCGAAAAGGCTCGCCATAGAAGCAACACCAAAAGAAGTGTCCCACTTGTTCTTGCCAGTAAAGTGCGAATTGAGCTGGCATCCATACATCGAGAGCCAGTTGCGGAGGTCATCGTCGAGTGCGTATGCTTTCTGGTGTGCGTTGATTTCAATGCGTAGCTCCTGCGGTCTATACCGCTGTACCCAATCCTCAATCAACGCCCTAATCTTCATCGGCGTCGGGTCCGTCATATTGACGGCATCGAGTATGTAAATCATCCCGTCAGCCTTGTTGTATGTTGTCGCTACGGCTGCGGTGTTACCCGTCATTGCTGGGTCAAGCCCTATAACGGTATAGCCCTCGACGGATTGCGGATGACCTGGAGCACCAGGCTTGAGGGGTCCACGCTTTCGCATCCCGTTGACGCATCCGGCAACTGCTGCTGGCGCGAAGATGGAGTCTTCGATGACGTCCTCTTGCTGGTAAACCATTGCCCAGACAGAAGGAGCCACTTCGCTTCGTCGAGTGAAGAGAGCTGGTCCGTCCCACTTGGGGTAAAGTCCCTCGGCATCTGGTTCATCATTCTCGCCCTCAGGGCGGTCTGTCTTCGCCCACAGCGTCTTCCAGTTTGCGGGCTTCTCGTCATACTCCAGAACGGCTGGCATCGCCATATAGGTGAACGGGCTTTTACCACCTGTCCAGTTGCCACCTTCTCGTATCTGCTTATACAAATCTACGGGAGCGACACGGGTTCCTACGATGAGTAGTTTTCCGTGTCGTCCCAAACGCGTGATAACTTCCTTTTGAAGCCATTCAATTTGCTTCTCCCACTCGTGGGCATTCGAGTTCATCACGACATCGTCAAGGATAATCAGGTCAGCACGAGCACCATAAATCTGTGACCCGAACCCCAAGGCTTGAACCGTTGGGTCCTTTTCGCCTGAGTCACGTCCTGTACCCAGGTAAATCATATCTGCCGACCACGTCGGCGAATCCGCCTTATAGCCACCATTCGGACCAAAGGCAGTCTGGAGCTTTATCCAGCTTGGGTGGCTCAGCCTGGTCTTGATGGCTGAAAGGAACTTACGAGCCATACCCTGCGTCTTAGAAACCAGAATGATTCTCACATTCGGTTTGGTCGCAATCTGGTAGGTCACGTAGTTGATGGTCAGTACCGTCGACTTGGCGTGCTCAGGGGGAACGTTGATAAGAACTCGGTTGGCAGCTCCTGGCTCGTAGACCATCGAGGGGTGAAGCCAGCGGGGCTCCTTGCCCTCAATCAGGTCAATCCAGTTCTGCTGGTGAGGGAAGAGCTTGGTATCGAGGAACTCCTCGGAAAACTGCTCAAAGGCAATGTCCTTGAGGTTGGCAAGTTCTGCCTTGACCCCTTTGCCCTCCAGGCGTGCTTTGTCGGCTCGCTCTTTGAAGTCAGGGTTAGCCATCGTCCATTGGCGGAAGGTCACCTCATTGCGGTTGACCGACTCCATCGCTGCCTTGATGGTCGAACCTTGGCTCAGCTGGTGGAGCACCCGCTCCATAGCCTCAGCTTTGGTGATGTCCACCTTGCCTGGTCTTCTCCCCATTAGTACCATATATATTATAAATATATATATAATCTATAACGTCGCGTAGCCCGCAAGAGGCGGAGCGACGCTCCGTATAGATATATAAATATCTATACATATAAGATAACCTGTTCAAATCAGAAAACCGAACAGTTTTCCTCAAGATATTTCTAATATTCGCCCATTGGGCGATAATATGTCCGATTTATACCTATATACCCCCCGATATAACAGAAAAATTTAGGGTGAGTATATGTATATATACACCCGCGAGTTTATCAAGCGCGGGGTCAATCTCTGCCACCTGAGCCCGTCACCCCCCCTCGACTCTCTGCCCTCTCTTCCCTCTTCTGTCTTAGGACTTATATAAATGTCGACATATAAATAAATGCAGATTCCTAGGCAATAAACGCAAAAGCACTGAGCAAGGGCAGGAAGTGCGGGGAATGCGGGGCGGGTGACTCTCCCCCCGTCCTCTTCCCCTCCCCCCGTAGTAGATGAGGAGCCCCTAGAAATGAGAATGATTCTCAAGATTCAGGGGTAGAAGTTGCTCAAAAATAATGACAGAAATGAGGGGGTAAATGTTGCACTTCTGCCCTAAGGCGTGAGACCATCTGACAGTGAGCGCGAAATACGCGCCACAGATAGACAGGAGAAACACCAAATGAAGAAGACACCAACACCCGCCACCGTTAGCGTTTCAATCACTGAAGAGACAGGCGTTGAGTTCGTCGGGCTCACTTCTAGTTATGCGTGGATTCGATTCGATAACGGTCTGAAGATTGAACTCTCGCGCTCTCAGATTCGAGAGATTGCCCGCCAGTTCGAGGAGGGTCTCAAGATGGAGGAAGTCATCGCCCAACTGGCGAACTAGTCGAAACCCCCGCAAGGGGGTCTAGGGCGGGTTAGCCTCCCCCTACTGAAGAGACAGGCTAAGAAAGACAGGAGAAACGACAATGAGCATCAAAGACGAACTTTGGGCAAAAGAGAACCTCAACCCCGCCCGCGCCCGCGCTTTCCTTGGAGCCGTCGCAAAACTCGAGAGGGAGAAGTTCTCTCGTGAATACCGCGAGGCTCAGAATGACATCAATATGGCGGTGATGGATAACGAGCGAGCAATCAAGCGCGACGTGGACGATGCTTGGGAGAAATGGTCTCTCGAGGATAAGGCAATCGAGGAGCAGATTCGAGAACTGAGGAAGATACAGCGCGAACTGTCCGACGCCCGTGATGCAAAAATCCAAGAGTTACGCAATGGGACGGGGTTCTTTGAATCAGAATCCCTCAGAGCACTACAGGACAGAGTTTCGACTCTTTGGAAGCGTGACGATGAGACTCTGAAGCCAAAACTCGAGGCACTGAGAGAGAAGTACCTCAAGGCACAGAAAGACAGCGAGATGGTCAGAGGATAGGCGAAACCCCCTCACGGGGGTCTTGGGCAGGGTGGCTCCCTCCCAACTGAAGAGCCAAGCCAAAGAGACAGGAGAAACAGCAATGAGCAAGAAACAGACACTCTGGGAAGTACGAGGCTATTACGCCGGAGGATGGGAAGCGGTCTACACCGCAAGCACCAAGGCGGAAGCCCTGCAAATCCTCAAGGATTACCGCGAGGGCGAAAGAGGGACAGCATTCACCGTGAAGCAGGTGACCGCGTGAGCACAGCAACAGAGACCCGCACAGAGCACCTCTCCGGCATCGTGTCCGCCCTCGAGGGGGCGCATTCCATCATTCGAGAGAAGACAGGAGCCCCCCGCGTGACCATCCTCGTCACCCGCAAGACCGGGCGGACTATGGGACATTTCACGCACTCGAAACTATGGAAAGCGGGCGAGGAATCGTTTCACGAGGTGATGATAAGCGCGAACTACTTCGAGAGAGGAGCCCGGGCGGTGCTTGGGACACTTCTTCACGAGGTAGCGCACAGCATCGACGCACAGAATGGAATCCAAGGCGTGAGCGGGGACGGGTACCATAATCAGAAATTCAAGGCAACAGCGGAAGCCCTAGGGCTCACCATCACTCAAGCGAAAGGCATCGGGTGGAGCGTGACAGAGGTGAGCGACGAGTGCGCTAACCGATGGAGCGACGCCCTCGCCTTGATTGAGAACGCCCTCTCACTTATGGCAGATTCTGAGCAAGGGAAGAAGAGTGCGGGCAGAAATAAAAACCTCAAGGTGGCGGTCTGTGACTGTGGCGAGAAGATGAGAATCTCTGCAAGGGTGCTTGAAAGGTGCGCCCCTCTATGCCAGTCTTGCGGGGTGGAATTCCGCGCTCAGTAGCCAAGGCGAAACCCCCTCACGGGGGTCTTAGGGTAAGTGCCCTAACTGATGAGCCTAGCGAATCAGAAACACGACAGGAGAAAGCAGAATGAAGACAGTCATCAACCTAACAGCGGAAGAGATTCTAGACTCGTACTCGTCGAACTACGGGCAAGACCTAACGCCCGAGCAACTTTCAAAGATTGTCGACGAGGTTCAGGGGCGGGCGGATAACTTCATTGCGGAACTACTCAGAGACCTATTCGAGGAGGTCTTTCACGCCTAGCAAGACAGCCCCCGCGCTACGGGCTACGGGTTCACAATCCGACGGGGGCACCATAAGGCGAGAGAGTCTCGCTTTATGTCGTAAGACAGGAGAAACAGAAATGAAACCTCGAAAGTGCGTCAAGTGCAATAGAGACACATTCAAGGAGTACGTAATTACGTGGAGCGGTGGCGGACGTCGACACAGTCCAAACACCCACAGCGCGTGGCTCTGCTCCGATGAGTGTGCAGAGGTCTACTTCACAGAGAGGGAGCAGGGATGAGCACCAGAAGCGTCATCGGAGCACTACAGAAAGACCGCACCATCCGCGCCATCTATTGCCATTTCGACGGCTATCTTGAGGGCGTAGGGGCAAGACTCGAGGAGCACTATCGCCACCCCGACAAGGTGGAGCAACTCATCAACCTAGGCAACCTCTCGAGCCTTGGTCAGGACATCGGAGAGGCGCACGAGTTTATGAACTCATCACTACACCCGGAGTGGTGTACCGCCTACGGCAGGGATAGAGGCGAACAGAATCAGGAGGCTGTCACCCTTGCCGGTATCGGTGACTTTATTCATCACGCCGGGGAGTGCTGGGCGGATTACGCCTATCTCTTCGACGGTGAAGAGTGGGAGTTTCTCAAGGTCTCCCAAGGCTTCGCATCAGTGAGCAGGGCTCTAGGGCTCAGGGTCTGAGACTCACAGCCCCGCACCCTAGACAGAGGGCGCAAGTGTGCGAGACACTAGCGGGGCACGAGGTGGCGAGTGTCCACCTAGCACGACAACGACAGGAGAAACAGCAATGAACACAATGGCACAAGCACAGGCAGAAACACTAAGCGACGACGTCCGGCGCATCGTATTGGCGCAAGGGTTCGCGGAGGATTGGCTACTCGTAGCACAGAACGACGGAGAAACGTACGAGCAACTCGTAGAGAATGCGAAAGACGCCGTCAATGCTGGACGTGTTAGCCCGCTGGTAGTTCTAAGCGACGGACTGCGTGAGGATTGGGAGCACCTAGCCGAGCAAGTAACCGACCTCGTGAGAGAGCACATTAGCGAGACCGCCTCACTCTTCATCGCCCAACTTCTCAAGAATCAGGGCTCACTTCCCTTCGACATCATCGCACGCCAAACCCTCGACGCCGTCGAGTAGTTACGACATAAGACAGGAGAAACGACAGTGAGCACCCTAAGAGAATATGAAATAAAAGTAACTTATACCGCTTTCATCGGAGTGGAGGCATACTCGAGAGAGTTAGCCATCGAAGAGGCGAGGAGCATCGTCGCACATCAAGGCAACAGCGGGCAGATGTCCCAAGACTCAGACTATGAAATCATCAGTGAATAACTTACGACATAAGACAGGAGAAAAAATGAACGCGCTAACGTGTAGCCAGTGTCTCGAATACAAGGACACGACGGTAGTTTGGGGCAGGCGCATCACCGAGAAAGGGCGAGTCAAGTTCTGGCGGGAGATGATGTGCTTCGACTGCCGGGAGAACATCAAGAGAGACGGAGGTGATGTGCGATGAAACTCACGCGACGCGGAGAGGTGGTCTTCGCCATCCTTCTAATAACAGCCGGGCTAGTTGGGCTCAGTGCGGTCTATCACCTAGCAACTCACATCCACTACGTCGACCCGGGCTTCTGCTACGGGACATTCATCGAATGCTTCGGTGAATAACGTGGCAACGTGTGGAGTGTGTAGCCGTCGAATGTACTTCGACCATTTCGCAATGTGTGACGACGACCTAACAGGCGGGAGCCGGTCTCCATACTCGCCAGAGGACGAGTCGCGGTGGGATTACTACACCGTAACGCTAGACAAAGGGCGAATCAGTTACTCGCCTGTCATCTGCGGGGACTGCCTCATCGAGCTGGAACGCTGCGGACACGGTTCGGACATAAGACATAAATCAAAGACGGGGAGGAAATGAAATGCTTATGTTGTGCTTTATGCTGAGCATCATTATGATGGTGTCAGTCATTGGTATTACAATCAACGCTAAGGAAATGGAGAACATAAAATGAAAGTTCGAGAAGTTATCCGACTACTTCAGGCACATCAATCACCAGAAGACGACGTGATGGTGGTGTGGTTCGGTTCATCTGCCAAAGAGACCAAAGCTCACATCTGGCAGAAAGCCTGCGAAATCTGGGATGAAGACGACAAGGAGCTCATCGCCGACTTTATGCGCGACTGTATCGTGGACGCTGAAATCTTCTACGAAAAGCGCGACGAGGCGGAGAAAGCTATCGACTCGTACCTAGACCGGAGAGCGGAGCTCTTGATAGAGAGTGTCAACTGATGGGAGCGTGGGCGTATTACCTCGAGCCTGTCTACTACGAAATCGAAGTGTCTGCTGAATGTATATCTTGCGAAAAGGAACACGATACCTGGGGCAAGATAGCCGAGTACTCGACAACTGTTTATTGGAAGTGCCCAACCTGTAAGACCTACAACGAAACGGAGATTGACTAATGAAGACATATCGTGTGTCTTACGACATAAAAGGAACACGGATTGTGGATGTCACTATCAACGAGAAGGACATCCCCGAGAATTGGGACGAGCTAACACCAGACAAGCAAGACGAAGTGTTATATGAACGCCAACAGTACTCTGTGCTCCATCTTGAGGACATCGACTACGGCAAGGCTGAGAGCATCATCGAAATGAAACACCTACCAGAAGTGGTGAGCTGATGATGTTCCCGGAGGTGCAGCGTGCGCCAGAGTGGCACTCACAGGCTAGGTGTTCAGGTCATCCCGACCCGGATTTGTGGTGGTATGACTGGAAACAATTCAAGGATGAGATAGAACTTCAAGTCCTAAGAATAATCGACGCCCTCACATTGTGCGACGAATGCCCCGTCAAGGCTCAGTGTCTGGCTCAGGGTCTCGAGGATGAGAACATCAAGCACAAGGGCATTTGGGGTGGGCTGATGATGTCCGAGCGTGTTAGACTCGTCAACCCTAGAAACGTGCGAATCCTGCGTAATGAGGGCTCACTCGTGAACAATGTCCGAGGAAGGTATCCGATTACAAAATGAAAAGACGTGGCTTGGTCTTGGGTGTTGTGCTAGCAATCATAACTGCGACGCCTCTCGTATCTCCTGTGCTCAAGACCAAGTCCATTTCACCCGAGCAAACGACAGAGAGTGTGGCTCATCAGGCTACGTGGAAAGAGAAGAAAGCTAACCGCAAGCTGGCAAAGCGTTACGCTTGGGTAGGCTACGGATGGAAGGGGATGCAATGGCGGTGCATCGAGTACATCTTCGACAAAGAATCCAAGTTTGACCACCTAGCTAAGAACCAGCAGGGCTCATCGGCTTTCGGCATAGGACAACGACTCAAAGAGAAGTCCAAAGAGCCAGCCATCCAGATACTTCACGCCTATAAGTACATCCGACACCGCTACGAGACCCCTTGCAGGGCTATGAGGTACCACCTCAGGTATAATCACTACTGATGATAGACCTACGGGGCGAGCCCATAATGGTGTGCGTGTGTGGGTCTATGATGTGGAACGTCACAGTGATGTGGGACGCCGAGACTAGAACAGTTGCTTGGTATGACCTAAGACAAGAGTGCAAAGAATGCGGTGCTATCGCTACCGCTCCAACGGAGATTGATTGATATGCCTATCTACGAATACAAGTGTAAGTATTGCAGTCTCAAGACAGAAACCAGAGACTACTTCGAGTTCGGTCCAGAGTGCGATGGGTGCGGTAGAAATATGATACGAGTGTGGTCATCACCAGCCGTGCACTTCAAGGGCAGTGGCTTCTACAAAACCGACAATCGCTAGTCATCTTCGGGTTCTTCGGCTGGCTTCGAGTCCTCTTCGAGATAAGGCTTGAACCCTCCGAGCTTGCGAATGAGACGATTGATAGAACGCTTGTGCCTCATCCTTGCTGCATCTTCGGAACCAAGACTTAGGACATTAGCCATCTCTTTGAAGTCAAGCGACTCAGCGTGACGCATAAACAAGATGTGCCTGTCTTCCTTCGACAACTTCCAAAAGCCCCAGTCAATCTCAACCATCATCGTCAAGAGGTTACCGCCTTCGGCGGGTGCTGTAGGTCTACCAACCCTACCGAGATTGAGCTTGTGTGCTACGCCAAACTCACCACGTAAGACAGCAGGGAGGATGGCTTCGACGACATCAGGTGCATAGTAGAACAAGTCACCAACGTCATAGCCAACAGACTTCGCCTTCCACCTCTGGCAATAATCAAGTGCTTCATTGCGTAAGCTCCGGTAGATAAGGTTCTTTGCATCCTTCTCACCGATTGCTTCCCACTCATCAAGCTTATTGGGGTGCTCCAGAAACCACTGATACAGTGCCTGTCTTAGGTCAGAAGTTTCTACCATATCGAACTTACGGGAGTACTCACTAGCCACCGCATCAACGACATAGTCCCATCGCTTTATTCTTTCCCAGTCCATATTACTTCCAGAGCTTCCCTTCAAAGACGAAACTTCCGTCAAGGTTCATTGGGATGATGGTAGGGGTGACCTTCTGCCCGTCAACGAATAAGATTCCAAAGCCTAACTGCCACGTGAAGAGCCCACCTTTTACATACTTAGCGTGCTTGAAGTCCATCATACATCCGACTTCCATACCCCAGACAGTGCGTGGCTTGCCACCGTAATAAGACTGAGTAAAATGTGTAAGACCCATACGATGCGTGTGCCCACAGACGACGCTCATCCCCGCCCTTTTCGCTAAGCCCAATGCAGTAGCCCCGGAGGTAGGCTGAACATTGCCCTCGTCACCGTGAAAGAGCAACCAGTTCGGAGCTAGTTCATATGGCTTTGTGTGGTAGGTTACTCCGATGTCATCAAGTCTTAGGAAGTTAGGGAGCGTGAGCTCAGGAAGACCAAGCAATCCTGGCGAGCGCAACATCACGGTGTTGTACAAGCGGTCAGTATGATTGCTACGAATCATATGTTCGACCTTCAACCGCTCAAGCGTGCGAGTCGTCAAGTCTCTGTCTCGGGAAATACTACCTTCGTATTCGAGTGGCGTACCTTTAGCCCAACGGCTTATGGTCTGCATATCCATCTCGTCACCTACCGACACAACCTCATCTGGTCTGTACTTCTTGATGAATCGGGCGAGCGCATCGACGGCACCCTCGTGGTGGTAAGGAATCTGCAAGTCACTCACACAGACGATTACCTTCATTGCTTTCCCCATTTCTTTGTACCGCCAAGTAGGTCCTCGACGGTGATGAGATAACCCTTCGACTTATTCGGAGGAATGTCGCAGGTAATCTGTCTTCCTTTTTCTAAAACAGTTTGTCGTAAGACATAAGTGGGAACGATGAAGGTTGATGACTCGAGCACGAACGCCCAGTATGCAGCCGTCGTTACCGACAGACCGGATGGCTCCCACGATTGGGTAGTCATATACCAACACTCAACCTCGATGTAAAGGTTGTTAGTGCTGTGCCACTTCCGGTCTCGCTTTACTTCGACAGTCCTGCCACCAGTCAGAAGTTCATTGACGAGGTTCTCACCCTCTGACCCGTAGCCGAAGTCCAAGTCGAAGTTGGAGTTCTTCATTACCTATCCCACTTACCTCGTAAGACCATAAGACCGATGACGCCATAGTTAGCTAGGTCTTTGAAGGAGTCTTCGAGCGACTCGTTCTGTGGGTCGATGTCGTTCTTAGTGAGGTTGACGATGCGTGCAATCTTGTCGTAGATGCGGACGACGAGCCCCTGTACTGGACCATAAGGAGAGTTCGAGATGTTCTTCGGACCGTAATCAACCTGCTTCTGGACAGCCAGCGTAGCTAGCTCGTCCATTATCTCCCTTATGTTTCTCTCGAACTCAGCAATGGAACTGTCAGAGTGACGAGCAGGTGACCCTCCCTCGTTTGGTGACTTGTGATTGCGTAACCAAGGTCGGTCAGATGGCTTAGGATTGTCCATATCTCTTCACGTTCCATTCTCGTTGTCATCGGGTTTGCTTTCTTCTAGCAGTTTCTTCAAGCTCAAATCGAATTGCATCATTTCAGACATAACGACCATATCCTCTATCATCACTTCTACTTCCTCAGACTGAATCTCCGCAGCGAAAAGTGTAACATATGAGGATTGTGCTATTTGTCTTATTTGTTCCGGCTCGTCGGCGTGGTGATACATAAACCTGAGGAGTGAACCAACCATAAATCGAGAGCCATTGGGCAGAAGAAGAGACGGGTCGAATTCTTCCTTGTTCCCATAATCAGCAGTGATGTGGTCGATGTAATCAAACGAGTTATCGAAGTGCTCCCCGCAGGGGTCACAGTAGTTATCCATCATCCCGATACCTTAGAAATCAGATAGTCCGGTCCTTCGGACACGTAGATGGAGTTGACATCCTCGCCATCAGGGAGATTGACGATGGTGACAGGGAGCTCTCGAGCTAGACTTGAGGCAAACTCACGCCCCGGTTGGTCACCATCAGCAAAGACGAAGACCCTCTCGAAGTCAGCAAGCAGGCGGGTGTAGTGCTTCTTCCAACTGTTCGCACCCGGAACACCCACGCAAGGGATACCAATGCAGCCAGACAGAGTCAGGGTATCGAGCTCACCCTCGCAGACACCAATCCAATCCGATGCCTTCTCTACATCCAGCACGTTGTACATCTTGGTCTCAGCTCCGGTCAAGCCCATATACTTAGGCTCTACAGCAGGATTGAGGCTACGAAAGCGCAGGTCAACAACGCCAGACTTAGTAATATACGGGATAGATAGTCTTCCCTGAAACGCTTCGTGTCCAATCTCAGGCTCCTCTACTACGCCTAATCGAGCCAGACGTGCTACTTCCAGGGGTATTCCTCTTAGGCGCAGGTAATCTTCCGCCAGATGAATACTTTCGCTGTACTTGTCCGTCGCCTTCGCCAGTAATTCTTTCTGCAAAACGCTTTGCTTCATTGATTGTTATTCCCTCCTGTCCACTGATGATTTGTAAACTGTTGCCTTGTACACCACAAGCAAAACATATAAAGATATTCTTATCGAGGTTGGCAGTCGCGCTTTGATGTTGGTCTTTGTGAAACGGGCAACGCAGATTGACCTGACCTTTATTACGTCTTAGGTCAGCACCGTAGTGCTGCAGGACGTCAGCTATGGATGGAAGGTCACTTTCTAGAGAACCTTTACCCACTGCTCCAAGTCTTGAATAACCCACGACTTACCAATCCCCACTCCTCGACGCTTGACTATGACGAAGGCTGGCGGGACAAGGGATAACCCACGAGCCTTCGCATAGTTCTCTGCTTCTACCTGCGCTTCGCTCCAGAAGGCAGGTAAATCTAATTTCTGTCTGTTCTTTAGTTCTAGTATGAAAGCCCAGTCTCTGAGATTCTTCACCACAATATCACCCTCATCCTTGGCTCCCGCCTTGGACAAGCGTTCTGCGCTGGAGATGTAATCGTGTTCCCTTAGCCACTTGAGGACGTCGGTTTCAAACTGTGCACCCTTGCGCTTGTTTGCTGAACTCACAAACCGAGTTCCTTTTTGAGTATGTTCACAGCGGTGGTGATGCCATCAGCCACGCCCTGTGTGTACTCGTCAACCACATCAATCTTGTGATTCATCAGTCGCAAAGCCAGCTTAGCAACCTGCTCTTTAGCCGATGCGTTAGCCAGTAAGCGGAGGTTCTGCTGGAAATCTTCTTCTTCCTGCACGATGTAATCGTTCATTAGTTGCTCTCCGGAATGTCTTCTATGTACATAAACTCTGGGTTGAATGCCAACCAAGCGTGAAGGTTAGCGTTAGCGTCAGCCCTGCCATAGCGGTTCTTGACTGGTGCTACTGCCATCGCTGTACCCACAACCCCAAGTGTACAGATAAGGGCTGGAAGTTGTGCGACCTTGCCCTGTAGCGCAGAGCGTGGCTGGCACGGGGTTCCGAGGACTGCCTCTGAGGTATGGTGAAGGACGATGATTGCCGTGTTGGTGGCACGGGCTAGGAACTTGAGCTCTTTCATAATGGCACGCATTGAGGCGAACTCTTCGCCACCATCGGTTGCAATGTCCATCAAGTTGTCCACGAAGATAGCCACAGGCGGGCATCCCCATAGTTCTTCAAAGGCTTGAACTTCCTCGTCAATGTCTTGGAGGCTGGGGCTTGACTCAAAGGACCAGACGATGTGATTGCTACGAGCAAGTGTTGCCTTAGTCCAGCCAAGGTCAGTCTGAAGTAGGTGCTCTACGTCAGTCTGATTCTTGCCAGAAATCATCGAGGCAAGCCGCATCGCCATCGTGTGTGCATTGGTATCGGCTGAGATGTAGAGCGTTGGCACCTTCATCTTGAGTGCCAGTGCCAGAGCCAGCGTCGACTTACCGACACCCGGAGTTCCGGCGAGCATAGATACTTCCGCCCTGCGGAAGATAACCTTATGATTATCAAAAGACTTGAATACTGGTGGCAGTGGTTCGCCACCGATGTCACTCCTACCGATGGAGCGGGTAAGCGTTTTCATTGAGTTCTCCTGTCTTGAGGGAGAGGATTCTTACTTACGACATAAGGCGAGAACACCCTCACAAACTGCCTCTGTTGCGATTGTTTGTTGGTAACCGCCCATCACCTTCCCCTTATGACAGGCGGTTGCCAAACTCTAGTTTAGTTCACTGGCTTACACTGGTCAGCACCCTGTGGTTGAGGGCAAGACCAGAAAGCATAGGGCTGTCCCGTTTTCTTACTTACCCCGCTGCGCCAGATTCGTGGACCGTGAATACAGGTAGGCGATGCTGTTCTCGCCTGGTCTGGAATTGAGGATGGCGTTGGCGGAGTGCTTGTAGTGGAAACGGGCGTCGATAAAGGGATGGCGTTGTACGCAATCTGAATCAACTTTGCTGTCGACGCAATCTGCGTAGCGTAATCACCCACCCCTTCAAGCAGGACGCTTAGCTCGTCTGCTGTATTGGCACGGACGTTTATCATATCCGCATCTTTAGATGCAGACGATTTGATGGAGACCTGAATCTTCCAATCGTCGTTGTTCATTGCTTCTCTTTCGTGAATTGGCAGAAGTCTGTGAATCCACAGAAACTGCAACTGGATAGGTTAGGTAGAAATATACCAGATTGGCGTGCCTTCTCGAAGTTAGACACAAGGTACTCGAGCATATCCAAGGTATATCTCGACAAGTCAATCATCTCTCCTGTCCCCGCTTCGCGGGACATCCAGTAGTTACCTTGATTGATTGTCACACCCAGCATCAGTTCGATGCCGACTTTGTAAAAGCCAAGCTGAAGGTCTGATGTTGGTCTGCGTGTTGATGTCTTCAGGTCAACGATGACAAGTTCACCGTCAACCTCAAAGACACGGTCAATCACCATCTTCACCGGCACGTCGGCAATGGTGGGATTGAGTTCTAGTTCGATGGCTTTAGCTCCTTGGGGCGTCTTCCAAATCTTCCAGTTGGTATTCATCTTGCGCCACTGGATGTACTGGTCGACCCAGATAGGACCTTGCTCGTTCCACCAGTTACCGTCTTCTTTATTCGGGTTAGCCTTGGTGGCTCTGCCCGCAACGCGGGCTTTCGTAAAGTCTAAGTCCTTGGTTTCTTCAGCCCACGCTTTAGTCCAGAGTTGGTTAGTCATTGGCTTTGTCCCATTCCTCGGTTGCCGAGTGGAACGCACGTCCACCAGCAGACCAGACACTTGGCTCCTCAGGTAAGGAGAGGAGTCTACTCAGGTAGTACTGGTATCCGCAGGTAAGGTAAGTCGTGAATGCCGAGTAGGATATGTGACCAGGGATTTTGTAGCCCTGTAGCTCAATCATAGTTTTCTCCTGTCAGTTAGATACATAGCCCCAATACGGAGGACAGGAGAGTACTCGACATAGTGGGGCTATGTAATATTCAGTTATTATATT